ACCTCTCTTTCTATCCTTGCTTCAATTCGATTGGCGAAATACAGAAATAAAGCAAGTAATTCTTCTTCTTTCTCATTACTCTGCATACTTGCCAGATCTCATTGGCGTGGGAAGAGTCATTGACCCTTTTGTTTTTCCTGCTGACGCATCACCGCTGTTAATACCGCCGGTTTCCTGATTCTTGATCTTTACTTGCTCTCTGGCTTGATCAAGATCCATTTCTAACTTGTCTTCTAGTTCATCCTTGGTCTTCGCTAACTCTCCATCTATCTCTACGTAAGGAGGAATAACCTCTCCCTCTTGCAAGATGCGAAGTAAAGTCTCTTGCGAGATCTGGTTTTGCATCTGGAGCTGGAGCATTGCAGTGATTTGGTTGCCATCGAGTAGGCGGTTCTCGTAGTCGCGTGGGATGGTCACTTGGGGTGGTTCTATACCTGCGTAATCCGCTGCCATACCTAAGATTTCAGTTATCGCTCTGGCTAGGTCTTCACTGATGATTGACATGATTGAATCGCTGTCAATTCTGTCCAGACGCTTGGCTTCGGCGGCTGCGTTGGTGATGTTCTGCCTAGCTAACGTGCTAATTCCAAGGCTGCTGATTTGTTCTTCAAGTGTGCGTAGGCACTCAAGTTGACTTTCAAATGAATCTGATGTCGCTTGGACATAATTACAATCTCCATCTGGAGGTAGCAGGACAGCCGTATTGACTGATAAACCAAGCTTGTTATCTGAGTCAGGGTCGAAACCCTTTAACACTAAGATTGGTTGACTACCAACATGAATACTGTGGTGATAATCAGTGAAGCGTTGGCAGTATGCAATGTTTAAGTTCGCGACCTCTAATAACGGGGGTTTAGAAAGGAGCGTCCCGAGACGGTTGGAATACACTGTGACGACTGGTATTCGGTCAAGGTCGTAACTTCCTGATTCGTGAAGATACCAACCTGCGTTTCTTCCTGCCGGTGCGTCTTCTGTTCTCCATACTTCGTATTTGCCCGGTTCGAGTACTCGCACTTGCTCGATGACATCTTCTCCAAATCTTCCGTCGGGTTCACTTACTACTTCCGAATAACGTAATTGGGTTAGGTCTGCTTGAGTACGATTGCCTTCGGTGCGCCAACCACATATTTGTTGAGCTTCGATTGGACATAGGTAAGGGCGGTAATCGCCGGAACGCATCTCAGCCAAATTGTTAGGTAAGTCGCTCGGTGATTCGACTAAAACACTGGTATGTCCATATAACAGTGCGTCAACTAATACTCGTCTCGCAAATTCGTTTAGGGGTGTACCGTCGCCAGTGACATCCTTTGCCCACTCGCGCCAATATTCTTCATCGCCTCCTTCTAAGTGGATACCGCGCCTGAGAATTGTTCCCGCAGCTTGAGAAGCTAGACGCTGTAGGAAAGGAGGCATGACGGCGTGGAAGATCCGACGGCTATAAGCATCATCGTCCTCTCGCGCTTCTCTTGGAATTATATTCTCCGCGTTTTGACGGATGGTCTTGGTACCACCAACACAGGTATTGATTGGATCCCAGAAAGGCAGCATACCTAAGACAGAAGCGTTCTTAGCACTCGGGTCTTCGGGTTGGTCGTTCTTGGGGATGTCTACCCTTCCGGTTAATCCACCTAAGTCAATAAGTGCATTTTGACCCGGACGCTTGGGATAGGTGGAGCCGCTGATAGTCATGTCCCTATTCTAATAGATACGGATAGTTGAACCACCACTCGACCATCGCCGTAGTGGAGCTAAATAACTTATTGCGTAGCCTAGCGCGTCTACCGGTCCAGATACGTCATCTAAACCACCGATTCCTTTGGTAGGTTTACCGGTTTTGTCATACGTCTGTTGTTCTAGAGATTTAATGAGGTACTTACAAGAATTGTGTACTTTGAGGCGATTCGCTAATAACAATACATTGACGCAGTTAACTCGGTCGGCGACAAGTGGGTTGCTTGATTGTGATTTAACGATGAAATTACCTTTCTTTAATAGGGATAAATCAGACTCAGATGCGTTGGTAGTTGTGCGTTGTTTGCTTGCTGCGTCTGGGATTACGACGAGGTTTTCTCTTTCTAGTTGGTCGGGGTAGGTGTTAATTAACTTCTCCACTACTGCCGGTGTGTCTTTGGGGTAGTGTTCTTCTACTACGTGGAATTCGTCACCGCGACGGATAATTGTCATACAGAAGCAAGCGGCTACGTTGAAATCTATGCCTATAAATATGCGGTCTTCGTTGTTAATTTGTTCGTCGGTCCAATGTTTATCTCTATCGAAGGGATGGTAAACAGTTGTGTTCTCGAGATTACAAAATTCTCCATTCACGTAGCTCGTTATGAGATTTGCATCATAGTTGCTATATAAAGAGTCGATGAAGCCGGGTGGGAGGTGCGGGTTATCTGTTGTTTTCGCTTTTATCATTCGGCGGTCTTCTCTGTCACCATTTTCTACGAAGGTGCGATAACACCATTTATATCCTTCTGGGGTAGATCCCACTGCAAGGACTGGGTTTTTGCCTCCTCTTAATCTGGCGAGGAACATTTCACTTGCTTTTTGCGCCGTTTCAGCAGGCGAGGTATCTATTTCGTCACAAAGAATGAAGCTTAAGTTCTGACCCCTGATGCGATTCCATGTTTCGGTGGCTCGGCAAAGCAATGTTGTACTTCCATGTTCGGTATGGATGATGTATTCAGGTTGTGGGGATACTCTGAAGTCATATTCGATTTTGTATTCCTCTAGGAAATCATCGAAACTTCTCATCCATACGTCGCGAAGCAAAATATGAGTTGGCTCGAAGACTGCGCCGACTGTTCCGGGGTTATCCATACAGAGCATGACGGCTTTGGCGCATAATGCTCTGGTTTTTCCTGATCCGAAGCCTCCGATGAATCCTAGAATGAGGTGTTTTTGATCATTACAAAATTCCTTTTGGGCTGGTAGTAACCCCTCTACAATTTTAAATCGCAATTTTTCATTGTTTTCGTTCGCTCGGCTGGATACCTGAATGGGTGGTTCGAGACAGGAGCCACCGGGTACGTTCGCTAGTAAACTCACCTATAAAATCCTTACTTACTTAAGTAGGATAGTTGGTATTAAACATAGGGGGTAGGGTGAACGAGATTATTGCTGCAATTCTTGGGGCTGGTATTTCAGTTGTGGCGATGTTGGTCGCTAATACTGGTAAAAAGAGGGAATCTTATGTCGTTGAGATATTTAAGAGGTTAAATACTTTAGATAATAAGGTGACTAGGTTGGAAGAAAGGACCAATATTAAAGAACATAGAGGTCATAAATGAATTGTTGGCACTGTAAAACTGAGTTGATTTGGGGTAGTGACTCAGATTGCGAGCATCTGGAAGACTATTCAATGGTTAGCTTCTTGAGTTGCCCAAAATGCAAGGCAGACGTTGAGGTTTTTCTTCCTAATTACAACAAAACCCCCTAGCGTCCTCTAAGAGCTAAGGGGTTCTGATGATATCTAAAACTCTGTTGAATGTCTAATAAGTAATTGCATAAATATAGGACATACTCATTCTATACCTTATTTAGGTTAGAAGGAATACTTAATCCCTAATTTAGTCCCATAACTATTGTCATCGTCAGTGTCAGATTCAGCAGTCATTAATGATAACTCTCCATATACATTTAACTTCTCTGTCGCAGCAAATGAAGCTCCCGCTTTTCCTGAAATCCTTGTGTCACTGTCTGCTCCGTCTGGTCTTACAACTGCTGGACCTCCCTGAACGTAATAACCTACTGATCCAACTTCTCCTTCAAATCCTACGTGGAAATCTGTCGTGGCAGTTGTGTAATCCTTTCCGGTGAATGATCCGTTGTTCTCAACGTTCACATAAACTCCGGCGAATGATGCAGGTATGGCAAGAACACTTGCAAAACCTACGCTTATTAATGACTTAAGCATTTTTTGTAGTATTAGTACCTAGAAACTAACAGCCTTATTTTTTGTCGGGGGCAGGGATAGACACTAACTAGGTTGACACTACTTATTTAAGTAAAAACAACAAAACCCCCTAGTCAATAGCTTAAAAACTAGAGGGTTGGTTGACCGCTTTGTTCCCTTTGATAGCGGCTATCAGTACGAAATCCTTTGAATCCACTGGTTATTCAAAGGACCGGGGGAGTGAGATGTTCAAGCTCATAACTACCATAGATATATCACGGAATATTGCAACTACTTACAACAAAACCCCCTAGTTACCCTAATAACTAAGAGGTTAGTTGGCCGAGACTCCAATAATGGGTACCTCATCGCATCTCACCTCACGCTTAAGCCTCTCTACAAACTTAAGCGATGCTCTAACTTTAGGGGTTAGGGGTGTAACGCACCTATCCTTTCTTCCAACAAAGGACGAAAGTACTTTAGCTAGACGGCTGATTACCCCTCCTAGAAGTAATTGTTAGAGAACAACACTTAAAATTGGGTCACACAGCAGAGATACATCGGCTCGAACATATCTTAGAGAGACGGGGGTAGGGCTGCAAGTAAGTTAGCGATACGTAACTAAGTATAGTTTTATTTTTAGGCGCGGTCTGGGAGGTACCGCCCCCACGCGCAAATCAAAATGCAAATCGCTTGGGTGGGGGTGGGGTTTTGCTTGCATAACTGCTTTACAGACAGTTATGCGGACACGACTAATCAGTGGGTGACTAGGGTTACGAATATGTCCACTAATTATCAGGCTATGTCCAGTTTTACGCGCCACTATTTAACATTTTAGCCCATACTTAAGTATAAACTAAGGGAATTAATTAGCTGAGTAGCTGGACCCCTACCCCCTACGGCGCGATATGTGAGAGACCTCAATCT